GCCGAAATACCCTGGCCGGCCGGTGACTGCCTTAGAGTTCAGCCAGGAAGATCTGGTCGTTCCCGCTTGTGGCGTAGCCGACGCCTTCGAATGTGATCTCCTTCGGGCCGATTTCGTTCCCGACGGACGGGATTTCGAATTCGACCTTCGGAAGAACCGCCGCAACCATCGACCCCTTCGTCTGGCCGATGAGAAGCGCCAGGTAGCCCGTGGTGACGGCGTTCGCCATCGTCAGGACCGTCAGGTCTTCCAGGTAGCACGTCAGGGACACCTTCACTTTCCGAAGGTTGTTCCGCCCGGCGATCCCGCTCGCTGTGGACGTCCCGAGTTCCTTGTTCCGGAGTTCGATCGCGTTCTCGATCGACACCTTCGCCGAAATCACCAGGAAGATGTTCGCCCCGACGCGGAAATTCCCGATCATGCCGGACGCCGGAGCGCCGGCCGTCGTGTGAACCGCCGGCTTCGCCTGAACGGTCCCATACGTGGCGTCCGCGTAGGACCCCGCCGGGCCGCTGATCGCGAGTAGGACTTCGCGGGTCCCGTCGAACATGGCTTCGATCTTATCGACGACCGCGCCGTAGACCGCCTGTTTGAAGCCGCCGCCGTTGTAGTACTTATAGACCGCGAACGATTCGGTGACGTTGTTCGTCAGGCTGAACGTCACGCCGGCCAGGACCGTAGCGCCGGCCACGGGTGCGACGGACAGGGTGTCCCATGTCACGGCCGGTTCGACCAGGGCCGCGCCCAGGCCCGCGTCGGCGGTATTGTCGCTGACCGCCGCTGTCACGTTATCCGCCAGGGTTGCGCCCGTGGGGACCAGGAAGTAGGCCGTCGGAGCGCCGACCTTCGTCCGGAACAGTTTCCGCGCCGTGGTGCCAGCCGGTCCCACGGGGACCAGCGTCAGATCCACGATCGACGCCGCCGCCGCGACGGTGACGGTCCCGATCAGGCCCCGCTGACTGTCGCCAAGCGGGCGAACGAACGTCACCAGGTAGTTGTGCAGCCCGATTTCGACGTTCCCGGCCGCCGCTTGCGTCGCCGTCGGGGCTGTTGGCGGACCGATCGTCGGCTCCGCGATATTGATCGTGACGATCTTCGTGACTTCCTTGTGGGCCGGAACCAGCCCGGCCGTCGGCACGTTCACCGCGATCAGGCTACCAACCGCCAGGCCGGTCACGGCCGTCAGGCTTGCGCCCGTGATTGCCGGAGCCGGAGCCGCCAGGACCGTCGTGTCCAGTGTCGCCGTGGACTGGCCGCCCAGACCGGCCTTCAGGAACATCCCGACGTCGGAAATCGTCCCGAGCGTCCCGGACGGTTCCCACATGATCGACGCCAGGTTGAAATTCTGCGACTGGCGACGCGGAAGGGACTGGCTTTCGTCCGGGGTTCCCCGCTTCTCGGGACTCGGCTCCCGGTTCTTCTTGGATTCCACGGACAGATCCAGGTGCCGGATCGCGTCCGTCGCGCCCAGGACGTCGGCCGGGGTGACGGCGTAGGCTGTTTCGAGCTTGACGTAGGACTGTTCAAGCGCCCCTGATTCAATGGTCATCGTTCGTTCCTTTGGGGCCGCCTGGCCCCGGTTTGCGGTCTGTCCGGGCCGTGTCCGCCGAAATGCCTACCGCGTCGTCTAGTAGCCGCTTCCTTCTCCGGTCACGAACGGCCTTCCCTGTGCCATCCGCTTTCCCGCCTTCCGTTCCGCCGGCTCCGCCACGGGATCCGGGATCGGCTCCGGGGCCGGCTCCGCGCCGACGGCCTTCCAGGGGGGAAGGCATTCGAAGTGTTTCGACAGGCCCGGGTCGCCCATGATCAGGCCGGCGACGTAGGCGTCTACCTGGATCACGTCCCCGGGTTCGATCACGAAGGATCCGCCCGCCGTCAGGCCGGCATCCACGCCGTCCGGCTTCGCGATCATGATCTTCAAAGGGCTTGCCGGCTCCGCTGAAATTCTCGTCAGTCGATACATGGTCCGATCCTTTCCGTGTGGGGTTTTCCCTAGACTGTCTTCCCGCTGAACCCGATCCCGATCCGGGCGTAGTGAACCAGATAGAAGTTCGCGAACATCGCATAGCCGAACTGTTCGATGTCGGCCGGGAGTTGGTGAACGACGCCGCTGATCGCCAGGCTCCCGTACCTGTTCAGGTGTAGGATCACCGCGTCCGCCAGGTCCCCGAACGCCTTCTCCGACGCCCCGGGATCGTCCAGGCCGTAGTAGCCTTCGATCTGGAGTTGGAACGTCGTCATCACCTGGCCGCCGCCCTGAACGCCGATCCCCGTGAAGCCCGGGTGCCGGGTGTTGACGGCCGTGTTCGACGCCGACGGCGCGATCATCCAACCGTTGATCCGGGTCCCGTCGAACAGGTGAACCCGCGCCGAATTCTCGTCACGGACGATCCGGCGGTATTCATGCACCCGTCCGATCCCGGGGACCGCCGCCAGAGCAACCGCCAGGGCGGTCCGGCATTCGTTCAGGTTGAAGGCCATATCAGCCCGCCTTGCCCCGCGAATCCGCGTCCGTCGTCAGGTGTTTCCCGATCAGGTCGGCCAGGGACGCGAACTGACTCTCGATCCCCGGCTTCGCCGCGTTGAAGCCCTGCTCGGCGAATTTCTTCCCTTCGATCCCGTGGCCGACGATACTGGACGCGATCGCCCATTTCGCTGAATCGGCTTCGTCCGACGACAGGCCGAGTTTCCGTTGCGCCCAGAGTCCGATCGCGTCGATCCCCGCCCGGTTGATCGGCGCACCAGGACGCCGGCCGTCTTCCATGACGATCGAGTAGGGAAGCGAACTGAAGACGCGCCCGCTGACACCGGCCACGACGTCCGTCCCCAGGATATCGATCCCGCCTGTCGCCGTCGCCGGGTCCGCCCCGAACGATTGCGCCAGGGTGCCAGAGTCTACCGGGGCCGCGTCTGAGACATGGCCGGCCAGGCCGATCAGGGCCAGGCGAAGATTGTCCAGGACCAGGGACGCGATTGCCGCCTTCGCCGCCGCCGGATAGAACAGGGGGACGTTCGGGACGCCGACGGCGATCACCATCGGGCCGTTCGGACGCCCGGCCGCGCCGACGCCCAGGCCCCGTCCGCCGTCATAATCCCAGTTCGTAGCCGGCATGATCCTACCTTCGGCTCGTCGGGTGCCAGAGCGCCCCGACGCCCTGGAAGATCGGGACGTCCAGATCGGCCCATCCGGACGCCGCGCCCGGGCCGGCTTCGCCCGTCAGGGTGCCGACCATCAGGCGATACATGTCCCGGAGTTCCTTCGATCGGCTCCGGAAGACGTCCGACTGATTCCGCCGATCGACGACGTCGTTCGGTAGCCCCGTGTTCCCCGTGTTCTGAATCGCTTTCACCGCCGCCAGTTCCAAGATCACCGCCGCCGTCAGGATCGAAAAGGCGTCCGTGTCGCCGTCCAGGACCGTGTTCGGCCCGCCGGCCGTGTTCGTCGCGGGGACCGTCGCGCCCAGGCCCGCGTCGGCCAGGTTGTCGGTCAGGACGCCGCCGCCGGTCGCCGACGTCAGGGTCCCGGCCAGCTTCCGGCTTCCCGTGTCCCCGGCGATCGTCCGATAGAGTTTCGCGCCCGTGATCCCCGTGTCTCCGCTCGCCGGAATCGTGACGCTGATCTTGCCGTTCGTGCCAGGGTCCGCCACGTTCACCGCCGCCGCCGCCGGACTGGCCGTCGTTTCCCCGTGGAGCGTCGTCCAGGTGTAGACGTAGGAATGGGTCCCGATCGTGATTGCGCCCGCGCCGACGCCCGCCAGGACCGTCGTCGGGGCCGCTGTCGGAGCCGCCACGGCGGACGGCGCATCGACCAGGACATGGGGGGACCGGAAGATCAGGCGCATCGTCTCGCCGACGCCGGCGACGTCCCCGAGTAGTTCCAGGATCACCTTCGCGCCAGGATCCCGAAGCGTCCGCCAGGTGTTCCGATCGAGCGCGATCTGATTCTGATTCGCCACGTCCCAGGGAAGAAAGACGTCGTCCAGGCTTGACGCCCCGTCCGTGAAGGCGTCCGCGCCGGTCAGGCCCGACAAGGCCCCGGAGCCGGCCAGGACGAACCGGAACCCGGCGGTCATCACCTGATCGACGATCCGCATGTTCGGCCGATCGACGTCCAGGATCCGAAGGGCCTGAAGGATCGCCAGGTTGTAGTCGCCCGGATATGTCAGCAGTAGGGCGACGCCCGACGTCCCTGGATCTTGCGCCAGGGCCTGGGCGTTCGTTCTGACAAGGGTCCGGGTCGTCATGGCGTCAGTTCCCGTAGAGAATCAGTTCCGCGCCGGCTCCGGCGATCGTGACGTGAACCAGGCCGCTGTAGACGATCGGGGCCGCCGGTACGACGTGATCGCACGTTGACGCCAGACAGGCCAGGACGGCGAGAATCGCGCCGCCGCCGCCGCCGTTACGAAGGGTAGCTGTGGCCGGCGCGCCGGCTCCCGCCCGCAGACTGGCCCCGGCGAGATAGCCGACAGTGTTCGCGATCAGGAAGGCTCCGCCCGCCGAAGCGTCAACGGACCGACTGGCGTTTCCGGTCATAATGTCCCCCGTCTAACACGTCGGGCCAGCCAGTCGAATCCGGCCGGCTGGCCCTTTCGGAATCAAAGTCTGTGCCAGGCGTTTCCGCCGAAATATGTCCCGCTCAGTCGATCCGAACCAGGTCGATCTGGACGTCCAGATCATGCACGTCCGTTCCGGTCAGGGTATCGACGTCCACGGTGATTTCGGTTTCCTTCGCCACTTCGTCCGCCACGGCCGCAACCAGGGAGCCTTCGACGTAGGCCCCTTCCATGCGGGAATCGATCAGGGGGGCGATCGTGACTGCCAGGGCCGCGTCCGCTACGTTATCCGCGAACGTCAGGGTTGCGTTCCCCGCCACGTTCCCGGCCAGAAGGTGATTCCCGCCGTCCCCGGTGATCGTCCGGTAGACGTTGCGGGACGTCGTTCCTGTCGGGCCGGCCGCGATCGTCACCGTCGCCCGCCCGGCAACCGCCGCCGGAACCGCCGCGCCGCCGGCCGCGTCCAGGGTGTTATCCACGAACGACAGGGTGATATTCCCGGCAACCGTGCCGACCAGCGTCCAGGCCCCGGCGTCGCCGGTGTCCGTGCGGTAGATCCGCCTGGACGTGGTGCCAGCCGGGCCGGCCGGGATCGTGACGATCGCCTGGCTTGCCGTCGCCGCCGGTGGCGACGTGGCTCCGCCGTCCACCGTGTTATCCGCGAAGGTGGCCGCCCCGCCGTTGCCGGCAACCGTGCCGACGAACTTCCAGGCTCCGACGTCCCCCGCGTCCGTCCGGTAGATTTCCCGTGACGCCGTGCCGACCGGGCCGGCCGGAATCGCGGTCAGGCTGATCCGTCCGCCGGTGGCCGCCGGAGCCGCCGCGCCCAGGCCGACGTCCGCCACGTTGTCAAGGTAGACAAGCGTCGCGTTGTCAGGAATCGTCGCCGCCGCTACCAGGAGCCAGGGACCGGCGTCCCCGGCCGCCGACCGATACAGGTTCCGGGCCGTGGTGCCAACCGGACCGACGGGAATTCCGGTCACGTCGATCTGCCCGTTGACGCCCTTGTTCACGACAGTGACGACGTTCGACTTCCCCGACGCCACGGATTCCCCGCCCGCGTTGACGAAGGTCACTTTGTAGGAATGGGTCCCGTCGTCTACGGTCCCCGCCGCCGGAACCGCCTTCAACGCGCCGGTGACGGGAGTCGGGGCCGCCAGGGTGACGACGGCCGACTTCGCGGACGCGACGGATTCCCCCGCCGGACCAATGAAGGTGATCTTGTAGGAATGGGTCCCCAGGGCGATCGCCCCGTTGATCGGATTCTCCGCCACGGTCGGAGCTACGGGAGCCGCCAGCGTGATCACGTTCGACTTCGCGGACGCGACAGATTCGCCCGTCGGTCCGACGAAGGTCACTTTCCAGGAATGGGTCCCGAAGGCGACGACGCCGGCCACAATGCGATCCAGGGCAACCGGGGCCGCCGGAGCCGCCAGGGTGACGACGTTGGATTTCGCCGACGCGACGGATTCGCCTGTCGCCGTGACGAAGGTCTGTTTCCAGGAATGGGTGCCGAGTTCGACCAGGCCAGCGAACGGATTCTCCGCGCCGACCGGGGCCGCCGGAGCCGCCTGAACCAGATCCATCACGGCCGACAGAAGGTTCACGCCGCCGGCTTCGACCATCACGTTCAGGTCCGTCGCATCGGAGAGTCGATACGTTCCCCCGATCCGAAGGATCTTCGACCGTTGCGGAAGACGGAACCGAACCCGGTTCGCGACGCCGGCCGCAACCGTCTGGAAGTGAGCGATCACCGTCTGGACGCCGGCGACGGTTTTCGAAAGTGTCGGGCTTGCCATGTCTCGATCCCTTCCGCTTCAGTGAACCAGAATCGGGCCAGCCGGGCCGGCCCGTCCGGGTGTTAGTCTTCGGGAAGGTAGTCTACCTGGACGGTCGTTTCCGACGCCGATTCGCCGCCGGCCGAATGGGCCGCCACGTCCACCGTGATTTCCGCTTCCTGTTCGAGTAGGACGCCTTCCGGGGCCAGGTCGCCGGCCGCGTCAATCAGGACGCCTTCGGCGTAGATCGCTTTCCCCGCGCCGATGATATCGATCGCCGCGTCCAGAAGATCCACGCCGTCCGCTTCGATCATCAGGCTGTAGGCCGCCAGGCCCGCCGACCAGTCCCGGGCCGCGCACCCGATCCGCATGATCCGCGCCTTCTGTGGCAGACGGAACCGCCCGATGTTCGGTTCGTCGTTCGTCGCGTCAACGGTCTGAAAGTTCAGCAGGAAGGTTTGCACCTTTCCGACCGCGATTGAAATTCTCGGAGCCGCCATAGTGGGCCAGTCCTTTCCGTCGAAATCCGGTCAGGCTTGTCAGTCTTCCGGAAGGTAGTCGATCTGAACGGTGACGTCCGTCGCTGACTCGCCGCCGCCGCTGTGGGTCGGGACGTTGATGCTGATTTCCGCTTCCTTCTCCAGTACCACGCCCGCCGGCGACAGGGCCGGAACCGTCAGGTAGGGATCCCAGAGCAGCCCTTCGACGTAGGTCCCCGCCGCCGGGGTTGCCAGGTTCATGTTCGCCGCCGACAGAAGGGTGTCGCCGTCGGCCGTGACGCCGATCGTGAAGGCCGCCAGGCCCGCGCCGGAGTCCGCCCGGCTGACCGCCGCGATCCGCATGATCCGGGCCTTCTGTGGAAGTCGCCAGAGTCCGATCCCGACCGCCGCGACGTGGGCGACGTTCAGACTGGGGAAGTTCATCAGGAAGGTCTGCATCTTCCCGATCGCTGTCGAAATCGTCGGAGCCGCCATGTTCCGGATCCTTTCCGTTCAGAAGGGGACCGGCCCGAAGGCCGATCCCCGCGTGACTCACGCCGCCCGCGAACCGTGAAGGGTTACGGGTTGATCCCGCCGACGAACGGCCGGAAGTCCAGAACCGCCCCGCCGTAGACGTGACGGATCTTGTAGGTGATCTGATCGTTGCTGAACAGGCTTCCCTGGTTCGGCGTGTCCTGGACGAACAGTTCCGGCTCTTCGCGTCCGGACAGAAACCCGATTTCGATCATCGGGGACTGCGACGGGTCCGCGACGACCCAGTAGTTCGTCGCGTCGGTCCAATAATCCACGACGACGACTTTGATCCCCTGTGTCGCCATGAAATTCCGGGCCGCCGGGCTTGCCGTGGTCGTGATCGCCGCCGCCGGGATCGCCTGCGGGGACTGGGTGAGAATGAACGCGAGTTCTTCCAGGTCCGTCGGGACGATCAGCGTCCGGGCCGCCAGGCCCAGGCGGACGCCGCTGGACATGTCGGTCTGTTGCTTCAGGAGCAACCGCGCCGCCGCCAGGTTCGTTGACGTCAGGGCCGTCGCGATCAGGTTGTTGTGGCCGCCGACCGCCAGGGCCGCCACGTCGTAGATCACGGCGTTGTTGTTCAGGAAGTCCCAGGCGAATTCGTGAAGCGTCTGGGCCGCCGACCGCGCCAGCTTCGACGGGATTCGGCGAACCGAACCGACGTCGTCGTTCGCGATCATTTCGATCGTGACGGATTCCGTCCCGCCCCGCTTCACGGGTGCGTAGGTCGCTTCTTCGTCCGTCGGCGACGCCAGGGCCGTGTACGGCGCACCCTGGCCGACGATCGGCAGGTTGCCGTAGCCGCCGAATCTCATCCGGCGCTGTGTCCTGAAGTCCGCCACGGGCACGACTTCCGCGATCACGCCGCGCCAGTTCGTCAACGGACTGGTCGCGTATTCTGCGACCATGCGCCGGGTGATCGAGTCGCCCAGGATCTGGGTCCAGGATCCGGTGTTCAGGGCTTCCCGGAGTCGCGGAGCGTCGGCCGTGCGTCCGGTGATCTTCGTGTCGCCGGTGACGTGGATATAGAGTTCGCGAAGGGACGTCGCGTTCTTGGACGGATCGAAGAACGCATCCATCGCTTCCTGCGTCTTCTCGACGGGGCCGGCTCCGACCTGGATCCGCTGGCCCGGCATCACGAAGCCCTTGTCGGCCAGGGCCGCGAAGATATCGCTCTGGTCTTTGACGGCCGCCAGGATCGCGTCCTTCGTCGGGAACGTGCCGGCGTCCAGGGTTTCGGTGAACCGCTTGCGGATCGACGCCTTCACGGGATCGGGAAGGGTGACGCCCGCCAGGGTGTTCTCCAGGAACAGGGCGATCCCGTCCTTCCGGACTTCGAACCAGTCCGCTTCGTTCACCTGAACGATCTTCGGCCCGGCCTGGCTGACGGCTTCCTTCACGGGAACCGGGGCCGGCTTCGTCGTCAGGGCGTCCCGGTGAATCGCGATCACCTGATCTTCGTTCGGGGACTCCCCGAGCGCCGTCAGTTTCGCGATTGCTTCCGCGTTGCCGGACGCCATGATCGCTTCGATCAATTTCTTCAGCATGTTCCCATCCTTTAGCAGAGTGTCCGGCGTCGTATCGGACGCCACGAGCCGGATCAGCCGTCCGCCGGCCGCCGGGTTGGTTACGAAGTCCACGGACGACACCGATTCGATCCGTTGGACTTCATAGAAGGGACCGTCGGGGCCGACGGCCGTCACCGATTCCGCCTTCACGTCATGCGACAAGCCGAACAAGTCCGGGTTGCCTTCATTGTAGGCGTCCAGGAGCATCGACTGAACGGCGGGGTTCAGAATGACCGCCGTGGCCGCCAGGGCCAGGACGCCGCCGGCGGATTCACGGGTCCCGACGATCACGGGTTGCACGTCTTTGACGAAGCCGGCGACGTCCCGCGTCGAACGCCCGAACCGCCTGGGCGTTTCTTCGTGGTCCATGTAAATCTTCGCCGCTTCGTACAACGGGGCCGCCGCTTCCAGGACCTTCCGGCCGTACCGATTCCGGTTCTTCGACATGCCTTCCTGGATCAGCAGCACGCCCCATTTCTTCCCCGTCGCCGCCGCGCCGGCTTCGACGATCCGGCCGTCGTCGGCCAGGGGTCCCAGGATCATACCTTCCTTGACGCGTTCCCATTCCTGGCGGACTTCGAAGGGTTCGCCCAGGACGACGTTCCCGTCCAGGTCCCAGGTGTAGGACGCCTGATAGAACTTCCCGCCCTGGCCGTAGATCACCGAACCGTCGTAGACCACGCGGGGCCAGACGTCGCTGATGTCGTTCGCCTTCGCGGGGAACTTCGCCTGAAGCGCCTTCGCCACGCGGGACTGGATTTCGTCCAGGGACAGGTCGGCCGCTTCCTTCTGGCCCGGGGCCTTCATCTTCATCTTGCATTCAGGACAGGACGTCGCGTCGGCCGGGATCTTCTCTTTGCAGAACGGACAGGTCTTCATCGCGACGGCCGCCGCCGCTTCGGCGACAGGGCCGGGAACCGGGGCCGGGTCAGGAACAGGAATCGGGTCAGGGACCGGGATCGGGTCAGGGGCGGGAGCCTGGGTGTCCGCCGAAATAGTGATCGTCAGGTCTTCCGCTTCGAACAGTCGCCGGGTTTGGCTGAGCTTCATATCGGCGGGTTCACTTTCTCGCCCCTGGATCGCCCGTCGCCCCATAGGGGAAGGCTGTCCAGAAGGTAGGTCCGATCAATGTGTATGAACTGAATCCGTCCCCGCTGAATCACCAGTCGAATGTTCGCGTAGCCTTCATCCTGGCTAAGTTCCGTCAGGTAGCGAATCAGCCGCGTCAGGCTTCCCGCTTGCACCGGACGATCGGCCGTCGCCGGCCCGTTCATCGGAAGTGAACCCGGCTACAGTCGCATCCGTAGCCCGAATCGACTTCGAACCGGCCATCCGGATCCACGCCTTCCCGTTTCAAGGGTAGGCCGCACGTCCCCCGGCATCCGACGACGATTCCCAGGCCGACGCCGGCCAGGGCGTTGATCGCCTTGTTCAAGGCCCGGCGATCTTCCCGGGCCAGGACGATCCGTCGTCTACCGTCAGTATCCCGGACGAAAGATCCCGGGGTTGCGTGTTCGAGTGGAGCCGGCTGTTCGCCTGGCTGATTCATCAGTTCCGGGTTCGTGCCGGTCGATCAGGCTTCGAAGTTCTTTCTTCGCCCTGTACCGAAGGGACCGGATCGCCCCGTCCCCTATATAGAGTCCCGGATCGTCCAGATCGTGACGAATAATTGTCGCGTTCAGCGGGGTCATTGTCGCCAGGGCTTCCCGGACCGCGTGGATTGTCCGGGTCCGGTCTAGGGCTTCGTGGGGGGTTAGGACGGCCTGGTAGGTGGGTTCAAGGGTCAGGGCTTCGACGATCCGGCCGTGCCGGCCTTCGACGCGCCGAAGGCGTCGGGCTTCGTGAACGGTGACGCGAAAGATCCAGGTCCGAAGGCCGCCGGCGCCGCGTAGGCCATGCACCTTCCGGCAGATAATCAGGCCGACGTTCTGAACGACGTCCGCCAGGGCGTCGGCCTGACCGTTCAAGTTCCGCCTGGCGACGGCTTCGACGAATGGGCGATAGGTGATCCAGACGGCTTCCGCCAGGTCCCGTTCGTCGTCGGTCAGCCGTCGCATGGTCCGCGCCTATCCCGCGTTCTTCGCGTCGGCCGGCTTGCGTCGAAGGTAGCCGCCCTTGTATTGATGGGCCGTTTCGACGACGGACGATACCGCCGACCGTGGCAGCGTCAGGTCGGTCGGCAAGGGAAGCGGGACGATTTCGTTCGTCTTCGGGTCCGTCTTCCAGGCGTGGAACACGTTCCGGAGCCGGGTTTCCGTGTCCGGGTCCATCGGGAAGTCCGGATCGGACGTGTAGCGAACCTTCGTCCCGCCGACGGTGACGAAGACGACGGCATCCGGGATCCCCGCCCGGGAGTCGCCCGGGTAGAACTTCCAGGCCATCAGTTCGCGGAACGGGCCGCGTCCCCGGCCGGCGTAGATTGGCAGGGACGGATCCGGGTTCACGCCGAAGACGTTGCAGGCGTCCAGGAGTAGATCCGATCCTTCCTGAACGCGAATCGCGTCGGGAAGGGTGAACCCGTCCGTCGGGATCTGGCCGGGTTGTTCGTGAACCGCCGGCGTCGGCGGTTTCGGGTTCGGGTAGCCTTTGGGCATCGTCGTGTTCCTTCTGTTGTCGGACGTTTCCGGGTGTCCCGTCGGGCGTCCGGTTTCCCGATCTGTCACGTCTTCGCGCCCGGCTTGGCCCATCCACGCCGGTTTGCGTTCTGTGTGGCGACGGTGGCCCAGGTGCAATTCCCCGGGGTGTAGCCGCGATTATTGTCTTTTCGCTCTAGGGTTTTCCCGGCCGGACGCCGGCCCATATCCTTCAGGAACGTCGCGAACGAGTTCTTCCAGGCCGGGGCCATGCCGATCCCGCGTCGCCCGTGGCTCGCGAATTTCTTGTCGTTCGGGTTCGAGACCCTGGCCTTCGCGTGTCTCCAGCTTGCATACTCCCGGGGGAACTTCAGGTGAAGATCGCCCGACTGTTCGACGGCTTCGATCAGGGCCGTCCAGGTCAGGAAGTCGCCGGTCGCCACGCCTTCCGCCCGCCTGGCGGTCCCCGTGGAATCAAGCCGTGTGCCAACCGTTTCCGCCGAAATCCTGTCCGCCATTGGTCCCGCCCTTAGTCCAGGCTTCCCGGGATCGTCGGGTCCGTGAAGTCGTTCGACTGTATCTCGACGTTCTCCGCGCCGTACACTTGGATCAGGGCGTTCACGTCCGCCAGGTCCGGGTCCGGGTGATAACTCGCCGCCGGGTTCCACGCCAGGATCAGGGCCGCCCGGAGTAGTCCCGGCCCTTCGGCGTTCGCGAACGTCCAGGCCGCGTTGTCTACACTCGCCGGCGATCCCATGAATAGCAAGCGAATCATGGCGTCCCTTGTTTCGTTGTATCCAACAGGCCGGCTTCGGTGCGGGAGTCGATCCCGTCGGACGGATCGGGCCGCGTGTCCGCCGACGCCGCTTCCTTCTGTGCCGGCTCCGGCGCGTCGTCTTCGAACCGGAAATCTCCGGCGTCCCATGCGAAGCGTTCCGCTAGGTTTCTCATGTCAGAAGTTCCAGAACGACCTGGGTTCCCGTGACGGACTTGACGACGAACCGCGATCCCCGCTGGATCAGGATTTCCCATTCTTGCCGCGTGACGTGTGTTTTCGGGATGTAGGCCGCTTTCGCGCCCTTTGGGACCAGGACGGTCACTTGGATCCCGTTCGCCGTCTTCGCCCACTTATCCGCGTAGGTCTTATTGGCCGTGGTAGACACGAACGCGTTATCCGTGATCGTTCCGCCGATCTGTTTTCGGAACCCGTCCAGGATCGTCGTTTGCTCCGCCGCCGTCTTCGCGTTGATCGCCCGGTAGGTTTTCACGTCGGCCGGGAAGTCGGTCTTGTTCAGAACCGCCGCCAGGTCCAGGGCCTTCGCCTGGAGTTGTGGATCCTTCAGTCCTTGCCGGAGCGCATTGTTGATCGCGAAGGAATCAGACGTGCCGGCGTATGCCTTGATCGGCTTGTTTGCAAAGTAGTCTGCGGGATCCGCGTCGGACCATTGGGCCGCCGATTTCGCCAGGGCCGCTTCGGCCGCCGATCCCGAACCGAACGCCTTGAACGCCCGGGGCCGCGTCGCCGACGGGTTCGCCCATTTCGCCAGCTTCGGGATCTTGCCGCTGGCGTCCGGAACTTGGGTCACGCCGTCTACGTGGTTCCATTCCCAGGCGTTCACTGGGATCGGTTGGGACCGAATCTGACGGGCGATTGAATACGCGAAGTCGAAATAGTCCGGGTCCCGAAGGGCGAACCCGACCGGGTCTTCGAATAGATGCTGAAGGCCCATGCTGACGACTTCCGACGCCCGAACGTACTTCGTCAGAGCCGTGAACGTGGGGATCGGCCGGCCGATGCCGACGGATCGGTACGTGTACCACTTGCCGGCGTAGGGATCTGCGAACTTGTCGCCCGTGGCCCGTTCGATCGACTCATAGCCCCGCGTCGGATCGAGCGTCTTCAGACGGGTGGCCGCTTCGCCGGCGGTCCGCCGCACCAGGAACGCGACGGCCTGATCGTGAACCCCGGGGACCTTGTCTTCCATCCAGTGTCCCAGTTCATGCACGATCGTCCAGGGCCGATCCGGCGCGTGGATCGTCCCGGCGCTATACTTGCCGCGTCCCCGGGCCGGGGTCATCGTCACCTGGCCGATCATGCCCTGGGCCGACGTCAGTTCTAGGAACGCCTTCACGCCGGCCGCGATTTCTGGCGATTGACTCGTCTTCCCGTGGTAGGTCACGGCCAGGGCGATCCGTTCGGCGGGATTCGTGGCGATCAGCTTCAGGCCGTCCGCCTGGATCTGGCCCTTCATGGCCGTGATCATGTTCGCATGGTTGGAAATCTCCTGGCTGATCGCTCGCTGACGGACGTTCAGATCCATCCACTTCAGGTTGGTGTACTTGATCGACGTCGCGGCCTGCCAGGCGTTGCTCCAGTCCGTCCCGAGTAGCCCGCCGGGTCCGGCCGCCGCCTTCGCTGCGGTCATGGCGTCGTCTGTCAGTTTCCGGCCCAGGGTTCGGAATTCGTCCGCTAAGCCTTTGAGTTCGGCCGTCAGGCGTTCGACTTCCGTCGTCAGGACCTTGATCCGCCCGGTCAGGGGGGACTTCGCCGCCATGTCGGCCAGGGCCGCCCGGGCCTGAACCGGATCGTTCATGTTGCGGACCGCCGGCGGGGGAACCGGCTTCGGGAGTCGCGATTTCGGGGCCAGCGTCGGCTTCGGTGGCCGGACTCGTTTGGCCGGCGGAACGACCGGCGGGGGAACGACTGGCGGGGGAACCGGCGGGAGCACGCCGCCCAGGGCCAGGGCCGTCCGCTGTCGATTGTAGGCGTCCAGGTCGGCCGGGCTGAAGTCCGTGAACCCGTTGCACCGACACATGATTGTCGCGCCCGCCGCTACCTTCCCGGCCGGCGTCGCTTCCGGGTCGATCGGGAAGCGCATCTTCGCCGTCCCGATCAGTTTCGCGCCCTTGCCGGGCCGTTCGTCGTACACCTGAACCGTGAACAGGTCGGCCACAGGGATCCCCTGGCCCCGGGCGTATGTCGCCCCGGCCTGTCGGTGGCCGATGCGTGTCCGTCCGTCTTTCGTCGCCCGCCAGCCTTTCCGAAGGAAGGGGAAGGTTTTCGCCAGGTCGGTCATTCTGGCGAATTGCGCCGCGTTGAAGACGCGCCCGACTTCGGTCCGGATAATCCGCTCCGCCTTGAACTGGGCCGCGTCGAACCCGGCCCCGCCGATCTTGTCGCGGAGTTTCTGGATTTCTTCGAACTTGTTATCGCCGGCCAGGGCGACGCGCCGAAGGCCGCCCTTGACGTCCGCGCCGAATTGCCGCATGGGAAGCGTCAGAAGATCGACGGCGTTCCCGAAGCCCGCCTGAACCAGGTTCGCGTCCAGGCCAGGCAAGGCCGGTGCGACCATGATCCCGGCCGCTTTCGCGGGGTTGTCCGCCGCCGCCGCGCCCCGGTCTGCCGCCGATTCGATGTCCCTGGCGACGGCCGTCTGGATCGCCGCTTCGGTTTCGGCGAGTAGACGATCCACGTCCGCGAGAAGGGCCTGAAGACTGAACCGCTTGAAATCCGTGACGCCCGCCATAAGACGATTCATCAGGGACCGCTTCAGGGTTTGGAAGTGTCGGAGAAGTTCCGCCAGGGCGTTCCGATCGGCCTTATGCTGATCGGCCTGGACGGCCGCGCCGGCCGCATGCGCGCCGCTGATCGCTTCCTGAAGACGCCGCACGTTAGCCTTCTGTGCCGGTCGGTTCGTCCAGGGCCAGGTCGGGGTCTGGCGGGATCGGCGGGTTCGGGTTCGCCCTTCGGGCCTGGACCGCTGACCGGGCCGCCACGCCGGCCGCGATTTCGTCCGCCCGGTCCTGGGCGTCGTCGGCTTCGTTGTCGATCTGTTCCTGGATTTCGTAGGCTTCCAGTTCGATCCCCAGGTGCGTCGTGAGCGCCGCCTGAATCGTGACCGCCGCCTGGCGACTGAGCGTCTTATTGGTGATCGCCGTATCGTTTGCGGCGACGACTTGGGACAGGGCCGACGCCGCCCGGGCGATATCCTTCGACGCGATTTCGGGCATCACGATCTTGTAGTCTAGGGCCGCGT